GAGATTGTCCAGATTGAGCGAGACGGAACAATAAATGTCCCAGACTCGTCATTCACAATCACAGGCACTCCCGATGACCCTGCTGCTTTGATTCAGGTTTACCAAAGGGTAGAAGGCGGCTGGGATGACACCGATGTTTATGTTGCACACAAGTTCTCAACGCTAACAAAGATTGACCCGCTTCCAGAGCCAATGGATGAAGATGACGAAGACGATGACGAGGTTCGTCAGGTTGACCTAACTGCACCTGCATACATGAGGGCATCTGCTCGCAGAGGCTTGCAATGGTATGCGGAAGGGCTTGGGGGAGACGGATTGGTTGACCGCACAATCCGCGAAGCTCGCTCAATGGCTGAGGGCAATGTCTCGGCAGACAAGTGGGTTCGCATTGCAGCTTGGATTGCTCGTCACATTGGAGACCTTGACTCACCTGACGCAAACCCAAACTCAGAAAACTTCCCATCACCCGGAGTTGTTGCAATGGCTCTATGGGGTGGCGGAACAACTAAGCGTTCTGCAAGACGCGCACAAGCCTATGCCGAAGGTGTAGTGACTAGACTAGAAGCCGAACAAGAGAGAGCAAACATGAAGCAAGAGACCAGAAACTTTGACGCTGACTTTGAGCTAAGAGCCGAAGGCGATGGCATGACTTTCATTGGTTACGCCGCAAAGTTCAATTCCCCATCAGAAGACTTGGGTGGCTTTGTTGAGACAATCGAACCCGGCGCATTCCGCCGCTCGCTACGCTCTCGCAACGATGTGAAGCTGTTGGTCAACCATGACACAGGCCGAGTTCTTGCATCTACTCGCTCTGGCACAATGAAGCTTTATGAAGACGAGGTTGGACTCAGGGTAGAAGCAAGCCTGCCAAACACAACTGACGGCAGAGACATGGCAGAACTTCTCCGCAGAGGGGACCTAAACAAGATGTCATTCGGATTCTCTGTAATCAAGGATTCATGGAACAACGAAATGACCGAAAGAACTCTAAAGTCAGTCAGATTATTTGAGACAAGCATTGTCGCTTTTCCAGCATATGCCGCAACCGAAGCAATGGTTCGCTCACTAGACAAGGCGGCTACTCGCGCACAGGTTGACGCTGACGAACTAGCTGACGCAGTTCTAAAGCTGGAAGAAGGCGCAGACCTTTCGGAGAACGAGGCAGAGCTAATTAAGACTGTTGTCAATTCCCTGACTCCGACTCAGGTCAAGGTAGAAGAAGAAACTTCCGAGGAAGAAGCCAACCTGCTCGAACTAAAGCGTAAGCAACTTGACCTACTACTAAAGAGAAACTAATGGCAAGCAAAGAACAAATCAAAAAGACGATTCTCGAAATCGCAGGTGACCCATCGGTCGGGGAGATTTACTCTCTAGCCGACAAGTGGGCAGAAGCAATCTTCAAACTAGACAATCCAGATGTCGCGCCAACTGAGCGCGATAACAACGGCGGCCCAACGGCGAGTGCTGCCACAAGGGAAACTCGGATAACCAAGCCAACTGAAATTCGCTAACCCCCTTCAGCGATTGTTGCTTGTCGAGTTCCGCCTCACAGGGTCTTATCCTTTCTACCTGTGAGGTTTCCCCTACCCTGTAGAATTAACTTATGGCTGAGTGTAAGCACCGCCAGTTTTCAGTTCTGCGTAAGCGCGGCTGATATTCACTAACTAATAGGAGAAATACCAAATGTCACAGTCTTTTATTAAGGCACAGGCTGAGGCTCGCGCAAAGGCATGGGAAGAAGCTAAGGCACTTCTTGACTCTGCTGCTGCTGAGAAGCGCGACTTGTCTGCTGAAGAGCAGAGCAAGTTCGACCGCATCAACGCAGAACTTGACGAGCGTGCAGCTGCAATTGAGACAATCCGCAAGGTCGAGGAGCGCGAGGCTAAGGCCGTAGCTGCTGCTGAGGGCTTCAAGGTTTCCGAAGTTGCAAAATCAGATTACGACTATGTTCGCTCGCTTGTAAAGGGAGAGATTCGTTCTCACCAGTTCGAGACTCGCGGAACAATGACCCCATCAAACGCTTCTGGCGTTGTCCCACAGTCCTTCGTTAACCGCGTCTATGACCTAGCTCGCGAAGTCGGCCCAATGCTAGACCTCGGAGAGCGTTTCGAGACTGCAGGTGGCGAAGACCTGAAGATTCCAGTTCTGACCAACTACGCAACTGCTGTTCTTGAGACCGCAGGTGCAACCATTGACGAGTCAGAGCCAACCTTCAGCTCCATCACCCTAGGCGCATACAAGTATGCATTCCTAGTTCCAGTTGCTCGCGAACTAATCGAAGACAGCGGTGTTGACATCGCTGAGGTTCTAGCTCGCGCAGCCGGTAACTCAATTGGTTACGCAGTTAACGCTGCTCTAACCACCGGTGACGGAAGCGACAAGCCAAACGGAATCATGACTGCTGCTGGAACTGGAGTTTCCGGAACTATCGCAGGTGGTCTGTTTACCGCTGACCAGCTCATTGACCTCACCTACTCTGTAGACGGCGCAGTTCGCAGACTACAGGGAACTGGATGGCTCATGTCCCCAACCGCAATCCGCAATGCTCGCAAGCTAAAGACCACAGACGGCTACTACCTGTTTGAGCCTGGTCTAAACGGCGCAACCGCTGACAGACTTCTTGGATACCCAGTATTCGAGAACCCAGCTGTTGCAGCTGTTGGCTCTGCTGCTGCATCTCTTGGATTCGGTTACCTACCTTCCTACAAGATTCGTCTTGCAGGCGGACTACGCGTTGACAGAAGCGATGACTTCAAGTTCGGTAACGACTTGAGCGTCTTCCGTTTCATGATTCGCGTTGACGGAGACCTGTCACACCAGGAACACTTCAAGGTATTCAAGGGTTCGGCTGCATAGTCAACCTTAGAAATCTAGGCAAGTCCCCCGGCATAAAGTCGGGGGATTTTGCTATTGTGGGGGGAGAAAGGAATTTATGAAAGCCGAGCAGTTAGACCTAACAGTTACAACCTTCTCCAATTCGCCATACCAGCCGACAGGTTACGGAATGCAGATTGGTTACCTGATTGACAATCTCAAAAAGCATGGGGCGAATGTTGGCCATGTTTCAAACTATGGACTAGAGGGAAACAACTCAACGCACAAAACGCCTTATGGAGAAATCCCACACTACGCAAGAGGCTATGAGCCAATGTCGCAAGATGCACTTGCAGTCGGTCACAAGATGCAGATGATGAAGCAGGACTGGAAAGATTACATCCTGACTCTTTGCGATGTCTGGGTGCTAAAGCCTGAGATGTGGCCTACCGATGAGTTCCCAAACATTCTTAGTTGGGTCCCGCTCGACCATATCTCAATGCCACCTGCGGTCAAGCGTTGGCTGGACAAAGACAATGTAACTCCAATTGCCATGTCCCCATTTGGACTGGAGCAACTGAAAGATGTTGGGCTTGACGGAATCTACATTCCGCACTCAGTAGATACAGTCAACACCTTCAAGCGCACAGAGAAGATTGGTAAGCAAGACGCTAGAGAATTTCTTGGACTCAAAGACGATGACTTCTTAGTGGTCATGAATGCTGCGAACAAAGCGAACAAGTCAATTCACCGCAAGGCTTTCGCTGAGGCACTAATGGGCTTTGCAGTTTTCCGTCAGAAAGTTCCAAACGCTTACCTCTACATTCATACCGAACCAAAGGGTGTTTATGGTGGCTTTCACCTTCCCCGACTGGCTGAGGCTTGCGGGCTTGACATGAGTTCTGTTATTTTCCCTGACCCCATTGACTACCGCTTGGGCGTTGACCCTAAAGACTTGGCTGGCTTCTACTCGGCTGCCGATGTTGTCTTGCAGGTTTCGCTAGGTGGTGGGTTTGAAATCCCAATCATCGAAGCTCAAGCCTGTGGCACAAGAGTCATCGCATCCGACTGGACCGGGCCAAGTCACTTGGTTGCAGAAGATGGATTCAAGGTAAAAGGGCAACTGTTCTGGGATGAGGCGCAGATTGCATGGTGGAAGATGCCATACATTGCGTCAATTACCGAGCAGCTAGAGAACGCTTATGAAGTCACCAAGGCAGAAGGTCGCTACTCAGAAACATCACGCAAGTTTGCTCAGCAGTTTGACGATGTGAAAGTCTGGAATCACTCTTGGTTACCATTCCTGAAGACTCTGGTCTAATCTCTCTGCCCCTAGCAATTTGGGGTGATGGTTATTCTCAATTCCTGCCTCAATGGTGGGCAGGCGTGCAGTCGCTTGAGACGAAGCCTTTTGAGATAAACATTGTCACCGATGAGAAGAACTGGGAAGCGGTGAAGGCGAGCGTTCCGAACGAGGGTGTTGTCAGGGTAATAAAAGAAAACCTAAACAGCTATGCCGAGTATTGGAACATGGCAATCTATCTATGTGTTGGCAAATGGATAGCTCTTTGCAATGTTGACGATTACTTCCTGCCTAAAGCCCTGAACTCAATACCAGAGGCAGAGGCAGCAGGATGCAACCTAGTTTGCGACTGGCTTAGAACCAAAGGGTCGGACTCGGTGCAGCAGACTAAGTGGATGCCAGAGACCCTTGATTATGAGTTTGAATTAGGCGGTGCTAACCCCATGACCAGACACCTCTGGCAAGCCTCTGGAGGCTTCCCTGAAGGCATAAGATTCGCCGACTGGGGTCTCGCGCTACACATGAGAAAAACTGGTCTTGTAAAGCCGTATAACACCCCTACGATGAGGATTGTTTTTGACAGAGGCTATGACCGCATGACAACCTCTGGCGCATTGCTTGGACCCGATGACAGAGCCGAGGGCATGGAGCAGATTAGACAACTTGCTAGGTCGCTCAGGTGAAGGTTCTCATCTTGGGAGCTGAGGGAATGCTTGGCTCGGCGATGGTCAAAGAGCTTTCTTCTTTTGACCTGATTGCACCCTCACGCTCGGACTATGAAGCACCCGACTCGATTGA